ATTATTGGATCAGCATTTGAAGTGCCCCGCTCAACCGAATTTAAATTTGTAATACGTGCATCATATAACAATGAAATTTCAGATAGAACTTTTACAATTAATGTAGAAGGTGCTGATCAACCAGTGTGGCAAACTGCTGCCGGAACGTTGCCTGTTGGTCCTAATAATATCTATTACATACTTGATAGTTCATATATTGACTTCCAACTACTTGCAACCGATCCCGATACTGCGGCTGGACAACGATTAAAGTATTTCATAGCCAGTAATGGAGGAACGTTGCCGCCCGGATTGGTATTAACTGACTCCGGAAGAATTGTAGGTTGGATACAACCTGCATTGGTTATTCCTACAACTGCTGGAAATGGATTTTTTGATACTACAGTTTATGATGCAGTAGCATTTGACTTTGGATATAGGTCCTCAAACGGGTATGATAGTTACATTTATGATACTGCAATTTTTGATTACAGTACACCTAGTCTTAGCCCAAAGAAATTAAATCGTAACTATGAGTTTGTAGTTACAATTACAGATGGTGATACAGAAGTAAAAAGAAAGTTTAAAATTTACGTAGTTGGTGATGACTATTTTAGAGCAGATAACACAGTTACCACAGCGGGCTCTGGTACATTTATGGTTGATGCAACATATGTACGTGCCCCAATATGGGTTACTCCTGCAAATCTTGGAGTACGTAGGGCAAACAATTACCAAACTATTAGATTAGATACTTACGAAGATTTAGATCTTGGGCCAATTGTCTACTCATTAGACACAGTAAACCCGGATTCTTCACCTAGTGTGCTACCACCAGGAATGCAATTTGATCAAGGTACTGCTGAAGTGTTTGGCATTGTACCGTATCAACCAGCCATTACTAAAACTTATAATTTTACTGTAACCGCAACTAGATTAAGCGATCGTGCTGAAACTGCGTATAGTCAGCGTACATTTACTATACAGCTTTTAGGTGAAGTTGAAAGTGTAATGGGTTGGATAACTGGATCAAATCTAGGTTCTATTGAAGCTAACTTGATTAGCAGTTTGTTAATTACAGCATCAAGCACTATTTCTAACTCTGTTATACTATATGTAAAAACTAGTGGCCAATTGCCACCAGGATTATCTCTTGCGCTCGATGGGGAAATTATTGGAAAAGTAACACAGTTTGGCGACAGCATTCAATATCAGAGTAACTGGAAAGCCATGCGAAACTACAACATAAACAATGTAGTTCTGCATAATGGAGTATATTATAAAGCAATTATGCCTAGTATAAGTGCTACATTTAATTTAAATAATTGGGTTGTATATAGTTTTACCAACCAAGGTATTGTTACATTTGACGGTAATAGTTTTAGATTGGATGCAGGAACTACTACATTTGATCGTTCATACTCGTTTACTGTACAAGCTCGAGATATTTTAGGCTACAGTGCAATATCAAGAACATTTAGTTTAACAGTTACTACTCCAAATAATAGATTGTATAGTAACATAACTGCAAAACCATACCTTAAATTAGATCAAAGAGAAATGTTTAAAACATTTATTAGAAATGTTGAGGTATTCAATGCAACTGCAATCTATAGACCAAGTGATAGTAATTTTGGAATACAGACTGAATTAAAAATGTCAGTATATGCTGGCATAGAAACTAAGACTGCTGCACAGATAGTTTCAGTAGTTGGTCAAAATCATCGCAAAAAACGATTTAAATTAGGCGATATAAAATTAGCTCAAGCAAAGATACCTGGTACCAATACTGTTGTGTACGAAGTTATCTATATTGATGTCATTGATCCTCTTGAAATTGGTAATAAGACGTTAGACTTAGCTGTTGCTGGATCGGTTGATCCGGTAAAAGTAACTACCGATCAAACTAATGTATATTTTAACGGGCCGTTCGATACTTCAGAAAGATTTTGGGGCAGACCTCAGCCGTATTCAGTAACCGCAGATCGCAGTGATGTATACCTTGCTAGTGAGTTTAGGGGGCCAGCAAGTATCTCGCTGTGGCGTAAACGTATTGAACAACTAGGATTACATGATCGAAATTATATGCCGTTGTGGATGAGAACTGTTCAAGACGGTAGTGTTCAAGAATTAGGATTTGTTAGTGCTATTCCACTTTGTTTTTGTAAAGTTGGGCGTGGAAGTGACATACTACTTAACATTAAAAATTATTTAAAAACAAATACGGACTTTAGCTTTAATAAAATTGACTATACTATTGATAGATACACAATAGATTCTGTTACTGGTGATACCACTGATAAATATATCGTATTTAGAAACGACAGGACTATAATAACATGACAAGTGCGATAGTATCATCAACCATTGATGCCAATTTTCCGGTAGCAGGCCAAGACAACAACAGTCAAGGTTATAGAGATAATTTCCAAATTATTAAAGATGGACTTGCTCAATCAGCAACTGAGATTACAAGTCTGCAGACAACTACTGCTAAATTAAATGTAACTAATGATTTTGGTGGCAATATTATCCAAAATGCCGTAACTAAAAAATTATACGGATCAGTTGCTTCGGTACTTGAAGCACCTACGGGCAACTTAGATGTTTCTACAGGCGACTATCAAAGAATTACTCTCAGTAATGCTAACATTACATTAACACTGACCAATTGGCCAACATTAGACAATCGATTTGCTAAAGTTCGTGTTCATTTAGAAAACAACCAAACATCATCACATACTGTTACGTTTGCAACAAACGCATTAGCTACGGTATCAGACGATGATAGTGGAAAATTTACCAGTCATGCTATTGCTGTCCCAGCTGGAAAAACTGTTATGGTAGAAGCATCAAAATACGACTACGGCACTGGTAGTAAAATGTATCTTAGATACCTTGGAGAATTTGCCTAATGCATCCGTTAGCTGAAGATTTTTCACAATTAAAAGATGCCGAGATCGAGTCTCGCGTTTCTGACCTTAGTAGAAAGTATTGGCAGAGCAGTAATCCTGCACTACAAACCCAAATCTCGTTATTTTTAGATCTATATAACGAAGAACTAAGAAGCAGACGAGCAAAAGCATGGCAGCAACAATACCAAAATAGAGACAAAGGACTTGACAAACTGATCAATGTCAAGTAAAATAGCTAGATGCTATCAGACTCTTACGGTAATCCAATCTTTCAAGAACACGATATTTTTAATATGCTTTATAAAGGGCAGTTAGAATATATTGATCAAATTTTTACTGATCCCACTACTGAGGTTCAGGAATTGTTCAACCACTTAGGAATAACTCCTAAGACAATCGTTAATAACTTAGATTTAGAATCTTTTGATAAAGCTAATCAAAAAGATTGGTTTATCCCCAATGACTACTATCCGAACTTAGTAGAAATGCTATATGGCATGTGTACTACTAAAGAACAAACAGATAGGGTGAGTGAAGAACTTGAAGCATTTATCGAGCATAATATACTCGATTTATTGTTTGTTTTAAAGTACATTGTAGATACGCTTAGGGCTAATAATGTAGTTTGGGGTGTAGGGCGTGGGTCTAGTGTAGCTAGTTACGTGCTTTATCTAATTGGAGTACACAGAATTGATAGTATAAAATATAATTTAGACTGGCATGAATTCTTGAGATAAGTAATTATATAATGTTAGGAGATAACAATGGCAAATAGTGTTTATAGAACAATGCAGGGCAAAGAAATTGACCTTGACAAATTACGTATTAAAAACGAAATGACTTTAGCAGTAGGCAACGTTAAAGTCAATGCCCGTGGCGACGAATTAGGGCCTGGTGGCAAAATCATTAAGAAACGCGAAGATGTGATGACCGAGTATCATGCTCATGCTGATTCACTTCCTACTAAAGCGGCAAAGCCTCCTAAGGCAGCGGCGCCTGTCGTTACTGCTCCCGAATCAAAATTTGAAGACTTTGACTCGGAGGAAAAATGAGTCTTAATGTAACACGTGGCAAAATTAGACCTATCCGAGATCATGTCCTAATTAGAGATATGGAATTTGGTGATGAGACCACGCAATCTGGTATTGTAGTATTATCAGGGAACGGAAAGTCATCTGGCATTAAGCCTCGCTGGGGGCGAGTATATGCAGTTGGACCAGAACAATTAGATGTTAAAGTCGGCGAGTGGGTCTACATAGATCACGGTCGATGGACTCGAGGTGTTACCATTGAAGATGAATCAGGTGACGAAATTATCATTCGTCGAGTTGACAATAAAGATATTTTACTATCATCTGACGAGCCGCCTAAAGACGTACTGTTTAATAATTTATAATATGACAAATCCTTTTAGAGATCAAGAAAAGTTTATGCGAGCTTGTGATCAAAGTGTTGATAAGTTTGATGAAAAACAATACTCAATGTATATTAAACTTATTGACGAAGAGCATCAAGAATTGCTAGAAGCCACACTAGCAGAAGATTCGGTAGAACAACTAGATGCACTTATTGATATCCTAGTTGTCACAATCGGCGCTATCCATAGTATGGGCGCAGATGCTGAAGGTGCATGGAAGGAAGTTATGAAAACAAACTTTGCTAAGATTGATTCAGAGACCGGCAAGGTTCGCAAACGTGAAGACGGTAAGGTATTGAAACCCATAGGGTGGGTGCCCCCGGAGTTGGCTCCTTTTGTGAGCAAATAACTCAAAGGGCCTTGACAGGCCCTTTCTTTTCCTCTATAATAAATGAAAAGGATATTATATGGAAATACAACTTAAAGATACAAGCAAGGGGCATTTTTATGTTAGTCTTGTAAAGAGTGCATTACGTATTGGCGCAGGGATTAGATTAGTACGTGGTGACTTGTTTACCGCAGGAATTTTGTTCATCCTAGCAGAAATATTAGGCGTTGTTGAGGAACTGGTATGAACGAAATTATTATGCTATTCCCAACTCCGTTGCAAATTGCGCAATATGATAATCTAACGCAAGACGAAATTAACTTTGTTAAACAAGAAAAATTATATTCGTCAAAACAACGATTGCCAAATCGTACAGTAGGCACTGATCTGTTTAATATATTAGATTATCCAGAAATGCAATCTATTAAAGCATTTATTCAAACTCAGTTAAATGATTTTGCAACTAGAATCATGTCAATTGATAATAATCTATTTCCAACTTTAAGTTGGGTTAACAGGTCTCCTAAGGGTGCAGATCATTACAGACATTGCCATGTTAACAGCATAATGAGCGGTGTGTTTTATCTTTCTGATAATCCCACTGCTATTGAATTCTATAGCGATATGTCTATTGTTAATCAACCGTTAAGATTTAAACCAAAAGAGTTTAATCCTTTTAACACACCTAGTAATATTCTCGAAGTCAAAAAAGGAACACTGTTATTATTTCCATCATATTTAGAACACGGTGTAGGGCGTAATGTACAAGAATATGAAAGGCTAAGTCTCTCATTTAACACATGGATTAATGGAGCAATTGGCAATCTTGAAGAATCAAGTTATTTGAATTTAGATGACCCAACATTTACTAACGAAGATACAGATAATCTTAATATTATGAATACTAACAGAAAAGGATTTGAAAGGCCCCCGGAATGAATGAAAAAATTAAACAACTTGCTGAACAGGCTGGTTATTACCTATACGACTTAACAGAAACACATGAGTGTAAAACTGTTGAAACTGACAGTACTGATGAATGGATTACTTTAGAAAAGTTTGCCGAGTTGCTTGTCCGAGACATCATTAATGTGTTAGAATCTAAAAACGAGATTAGACACATTGCATTAACATCATTTACTCTAAGTGTAGTTGAGGGAACTATTGAAAAAAGTATTAATGCTATAACAGAGCATTATGGAATGAAACAACATTATAGGATTAAAAATGAAAGAACTGTGGGTAGAAAAGTATCGTCCCTCTAAAGTAGACGGCTACGTTTTTAGAGACAATCATCAACGAGAACAAGTGCAAAGTTGGATCAAGCAAGGTACTATCCCACACCTGTTGTTTAGTGGCAATGCAGGTATTGGTAAAACAACATTGGCAAAGATCTTGTTCAATGAGCTTGAAATCCAAGACTTAGATATTTTGGAGATCAATGCGTCTCGTACTAACTCCGTTGAAGACGTTCGTGACAAGATTGTTAACTTTGTACAGATGATTCCATTCGGAGATTTTAAGGTAGTATTATTAGATGAAGCAGATTACTTATCTCCAAATGCACAGGCAGCACTTCGCGGAGTCATGGAAGAGTATCATACTACTGCACGTTTTATTTTAACTTGCAACTATCCTAATAGGATTATTCCTGCACTCCATAGTCGTTGCCAAGGGTTCCACATTGAACGAGTTGACGTTAATGAATTTACTGCTCGTGTTGCTACTATTCTTGTTGAAGAGAACATAGAATTTGATCTTGATACCCTAGATACATTTGTTAAAGCAACTTATCCAGACCTGCGCAAGTGTATCAATACTGTACAGATGAATAGCTTAGAAGGCAAACTACACACGCCAGAAAAGGGCGACAGTGGTCAAGCAGACTATAAATTAGAAATGGTTGAGCTTTTTAAGAAAGGTAAGATCAGCGAAGCACGTAAGCTGGTATGTGGACAGGCTAGACCAGAAGAGATGGAAGAGATCTATCGCTGGTTATATGATAACGTAGCAATCTTTGGAGAGGAAGCTCTACAAGAAAAAGCAATTCTTATTATCAAACAAGGTCTAGTTGATCATACACTAGTTAGTGATCCTGAAATTAACTTAGCCGCTACCTTAATTAGATTGAGCCATATACAATGACACATCTTGTTACTGAAAATTGCATCAAGTGCAAGCACACTGATTGCGTATCAGTATGCCCAGTTGATTGTTTTTATGAAGGTCCAAATTTTCTAGCAATTAATCCAGATGAATGTATTGATTGTGGAGTATGTATTCCTGAATGCCCTGTTGATGCAATTGTAGCAGACAACGATACTAATACCAATATTCCATTGTGGTTGGACATTAATACTAGACTCAGTAATACCTGGCCTGTTATTACTAAAAAGAAACCAGCATTACCTGAAGCAGAAGAATGGAAGGACAAGCCTAATAAACTTGATCTATTAGAAGAGTGAAGGATAAATTAAAACAGGCATACATGAAGACTGCCGAAATATTTGCAGAACTCAGTCATGCTCGTAGGCTTCATGTTGGCGCTATTGTAGTCAAGGATGATAGGATTATCTCTATTGGCTACAATGGTATGCCTGCGGGTTGGGATAACGATTGTGAAAATGTAGAATGGTGTAGTGCTGGTGGATGGTTAAGTGCAGAAGAAATTGAAGAAGGTTGGCCATACGAAGGTACTTACATAGATGCCGATGGTATCACAATGCAAGGCCGCTATCGATTAAAAACTAAACCAGAGGTATTACATGCAGAAACTAACGCCATTGCAAAACTTGCTAAATCTAACGAATCTGGTATGGGTGCTACTATGTTTATTACCCATGCTCCATGTCTGGACTGTGCCAAACTTATATACCAAAGTGGTATTGGCAGTGTTCTATATAGGAACGCTTATAGGGATACTAGTGGTATCACGTTTCTTGAAAAATCAGGAATCGAAGTTAAACAAATAGGAGAAATTAAATGACAAAACGTATTTTAATTATGGGGTTGCCAGGTTCTGGTAAAACATATCTTGCTCAAGCACTTAAAAAGTATCTTGAAACCAACGGCGATCTAATGAAAATTAATCCCGGCCGAGTAATGACCTATGAAGGAATACCCGGACCAAACTTTATGAATGTATCAGTTGATTGGTTCAATGCTGACGATGTCCGTAAAAAGTATAACGATTGGGATTTTTCAAACGAAGGACGTATTCGTCAAAGTTTGCGTATGTTTCAATTTGCTATAGAGTGTACAGGAGAATATGTTATCTGTGACTTCGTTGCGCCGCTTGTTGAAATGCGTAATAATTTTAAAGCAGATTGGACCATCTGGGTAGATACTATTAAAGAAGGTAGATACGAAGATACTAACAAGGCATTTATTCCTCCGGAACAATATGATTTTCGAGTCACCGAGCAAAATGCAGACAAGTGGGCAGAGTTTATTGGTGAACATATACTAGCTGATCGTAGACGTCCTGTATTTGATTGGAAAAAAGAAACAGTACAGATGTTAGGTCGTTGGCAACCGTGGCATGACGGACATCGTGCATTGTTTGAAAGATTAATAGCAAAGACTGGGCAAGTTGTTATTCAAGTACGTGATGTACAAGGTTGGCAAGGTAGCAATCCGTTTGAGGTAGCTAAAGTTAAGAGTTTTATCAAACGTGATTTAGATCCGTTGTATCAAGGTCAATACGAAATACAGGTAGTCCCTAATATTGTACATATTGGGTGGGGACGCGGTGTAGGTTATACCCACGGAGAAGAAACTTTTGATGATAGCATTACTAATATTAGTGCTACAAAGATTAGAAAAGAGTTAGGTATATAAAAAAAGGGGACTAGGTCCCCTTTTCTTTAATCGTCACCGTAAAGGTCTAACACCTCCTTAACGGCATTGTGTCGTTCAATATCACAGCTATCAAAACGCACAACATCAATGTGAGATAACTTACGTCCTTCAACTTTTCCTATGAAGTCTATAAGTCCATTGTCTTTTAATCGGTCTGCTTGATTTAAATCACCAGTTACTACCATTTTAGAGTTTTCTCCTAGGCGGGTTAGTAGCATTTTCATCTGGTTCTGAGTTGCATTTTGCATTTCGTCCGCAATAATGTAAGCATTCTTAAACGTGCGACCGCGCATATATGCGAGTGGGCTTATTTCAATAATACCTTCTTCTAGCATTGATTCAATTTCCTTAGTTAAATAATATTCTCCTAATACATCAAAGATTGGTCTTGTCCATGGCGCCATTTTTTCATTTAGCGTGCCTGGTAAGAATCCTAAATCCTCATCAACAGAAACGGCAGGTCTAGTGACTATAATCTTATCAACTTTACCTTCTTGATAAAGTTTGATCCCCATTTGAACAGCCAACAAGGTTTTACCTGTACCAGCAGGACCAACAGCAAACAAGATATTCTTGTTGTCGTCGTTGAGCTTGAATAGATAAGATTCTTGGTGTTTATTGCGAGGTAACAGGTTTACACGCTGTTTTTTCGCAGGTTTGTGTGCATGGAAATCAATTACATTCACATCTGAAGTAAAACGTTTTTTCACTCGATTGTTTTTACTCATTAAGTATCTCCCACTTTTAGTAAAGCAGGACATGTAGCGACCGCCTCAGTAACTACAGAGGTCCTACACTCTTACTTATTCGTTTTGGACTAAAGTAAACTGATAGCATATGATTTAAACCCAGCTAAATAAGAGTAGAACCTTCTGGGAATAACTATGCGCGATATACTTGACGTTATTAAAAATGTAGATACAATTTACAGTACAAATTCTAGCCTAAGCACACTCAAAGACTTTGAGCGTGTTCTAGACGAAATGAATATGTACGTATATAAAAACTGGGACGAAGGAGAGCTAGCTTCGGGGCCTACTGTAGATCGACATTGGATAAAATGTAGCTTTATGTGGCCCAAAGATAAGATGCCCGATCCAATGGCCGGTAAACGATTAATAGATTACGGCTGTAAAGTAACATATGAACAAACAAATTTACTTGAGCCTCGTAAGGTAAAAACGCCCGACGATTTTCGTACAGGCACACGCAAGGGTAAATTAGATCAACACCCAGTTTGGGTTGTAGAAATTACCATGCCTAAAACTCTAGTTGAAGATATTTACAACGGATATATGACAAAAATGAAAGAAAGTATGGGTATTGGTAGGAATGCAAATGTTGACTCTGCTCCACCACAAGAAGCAGATCAGGCAGCCGTGGCTGCACCTGCACCTGCAGCACCAGCGGGAGGAGACGCCAATGCGACAGCTTAATGAAGGATTACAAGCAGGCGATTTAAAAATGTTAGTTGACAACATTTTTGAAATAGATAGCTATGCTAGCAAAATGGGCGAAGATAAAGATATTGTAGTATTAGCATTTACTGTTAAGAGTCAAGAACCTGCAGACGATTTTGTAAATTTTGTAGAGAATGGGTACGATTTTGTATTAGATGCAGATGCAAGCCCTGGTGAACTTAGCGACGGTAAGTATAAAGTATTTGTTGAAATTGAACGTAATCGAAGAATTGCTCAACAAATAACAGAACTTTTAAACGGTATTGGCCTACTTGCAGATATAGAAGAGTTTAAATTTAGATACTACAAGAGCTTTCATAGTGTAGATGCTGATGAGTCAAACTTAGATGAGATGATTCCAAAAACTAAAGAAGATTACGAAACTAATATACAAGAAAATGTAATGAACAATTTTAGTAACTTTTTTGGTCGTAGCTACTTAGAGCAAGTAAGTGTTGATCACGAAGATATTATATTCCAAAAGAAGTTTTCAGGTCCATTGCGTATGCGTATTGCAGACTTTGGAACAAAAGCTGATGTCTATGATAACATTGTAGGACCAATAATGTTAGAAGGTAGCTCTATGAGTGAAATCATGTACTTTACCAAATACGTGGGTAACTATAACATTACTAAAGTTGGAGACAAGTTTGTATTTGAGAACGGTAAACACGCTGTAGCATTGGAGAAAATATAATGTGGCAATTTCAATGGATGTTAAGTCTATTGCCTGATTGGATATGGACTACATTATTAATTGGAAGTGTAGCAGGATTGCTAGCTTCGGGGTTATTAAAGCGTATACCATTTGTTAGTCAATATAGATTTCCTATACAAGCAGTTAGTAGTGTTAGTTTGTTAATTAGCATATGGTTTTTAGGAGCAGCTAGTACTAATGAAATATGGGAAGCTAAGATTAAAGACGCTGAGGCAAAAGTTAAACTAGCTGAAGAACAGGCTACTAACAAAAACATAGAAGTACAAGAAAAAGTTGTTACAAAAACTAAAATAGTTAAAGAAAAAGGTAAAGATATTGTACAATATATTGACAGAGAAGTTGTTAAGAAAGAAGAAATAGTTAAGTACATTGAACAATGTCCTGTTCCTAAAGAAATCATTGACATACATAATCAAGCTGCCGAGTTAAACAAGGCTGCAGAGGGCAAGAAATGAAATATCTAGCTATTTTTATTGCTGTATTATTGACTGCTTGTTCTACCGCAGTGCCTATTAAACCTAAATGGCCCGATGCTCCTAAAGTATTAACAGAACGTTGCGAGAATCTTAGGAAGATTGAAGGTGACAAAGTAGCTATTACAGAAATGTTAAAAGTAGTTGTACAAAACTACACCCTTTACTACGAATGCTCAACTAAAGTAGAAGGTTGGAACGAGTGGTATGAAGGGCAAAAGAAAATATACGAAAGCACAAAATGAAATTTACAATTATATTAGTAGTCCTATTAGCAGGTTGCGCAGGTCCAGAGGTTCAAAAATCTATTTCTAGAGATCAAACTATGGATAACATGGCTAAGACTGCATTAATCAACGAGATGTTAACTAGTCCGGATCCACATGTAAGAGCTAAAGGTGCTAGTATTGCTGAAAAGTTTTTAACAGAACCAAAGAAAAATATATTCGGATTTTGATTAAATACTAGTACATTAAGCAGGAGCGAGAAATGGCTTTAATAGATTCAGTATTAAATTTAATTACCAAACAACCCAAAGATCCGGACGCACCAAAGCCTCCAGTAGGATCACGTTCAGAGCGTGAAGCAAAACTAAAAGACAAAGCTGGTATGGTTATTAGTGTATTTGCACTATTACTTGCTGTCAATTCGTGGTATGGTGGTAATCTGAGCAGTAAGACCTTAAACAATACAATTTCAGCAAACAATGTCTGGGCATTTTATCAAGCCAAGAGTATCAAACAAACTCTAGCTGAACAAAGCCTTGATGATGCTACCTATCGTAAAGACACAGAAAAGATGGCTAAACTACAGGCCAAAATTGACCGATACGAAAGCGATCCCAAAACAGGCGAAGGCAAAGTAGAACTAATGGCCCGAGCCAAACAGTTAGAAGCTGACCGCGATGAAGCTAAAAAACGTAGTCCATGGATTGGTTATGCCAGCACCATGTATCAGTTAAGCATTGTTGTACTATCAGCAAGTATCTTAGCAGTTAGTATGAGTATGTTCTGGGGAAGTTTCCTAGTTGCAGGACTTGGTATATTATTGAGTGCGCAGGGCGTATTCCTATTCTTTTAATAGAGGCAAACAATGGCAGACGAAGAAGTTAAAACAAGCGAAAGCGAGAAGAAAAAAGAAGATTGGATGAACTCCAAATGGCGTCCCATGATGGGCTGGATGTACATGCTGGTG